TAGTATAGAAAAAGTAACCCAAGCAACTGGAGTAAAAAGTTTAGTAGATAAAGTCGCAAGCGGATTAAATATCCCTTGCGGCTGTTCTGCTAGAAAAGAATGGTTTAACAACGTATTTCCTTACAAAACTTAAAATGACATTTAAACTAAGTAATCCTCCTTACAGATCTGACAATACTCCTATATATAGAGTAAAGTTAGAAGAAGGAGTTGTAGGAAAAGCTAATAACAATGGTACAATAGTTGTTAAAGAAGGTTTAACACCTGAGCAAGAAGCTGAGGTAATAGGTCACGAGCAAATTCATATAGATCAAATGAAAAGAGGTGATTTAGATTACGATGATGAAAACGTATATTGGAAAGGTAAAACTTATCCAAGATCTAAAATGCATGAAGGTTCCCCAACTTTAGCTTGGGAAAACGAAGCGTATAGTAAATCTAAAAAATAATGGCTCTAATAAACAACTTAATATCAAGCTTAGGCTCTAAAGATCCTAATAAAAAATTACTTTCTAACGTAAATGATGGCCAAACTACGAGTACGATGGAAGGTCTAGGATTTTCTGACAGTCAGTATGATTCAATGGCTCAAGATTTTGCTTTTCAAGCTAATGTAAAAGCGGATAAAGCAAGAGATGAGTTAAGAACAGAATATGATAGAGTTGACGATGTAAGATCTAACGTAGTAAAAACAGCTAAAAAACATAATCTTGATTATGAATTAGTCAACGGTGGAGGCGTGCGGGTAGATGATCCTGATCAACCTTCTTGGCGAGACTCTAGTGGTAATCAAGCATATCCAACTGGGTTAAAGACCACTTTTGAAGGTTTAACCTTTGACCAACCTAAAGGTGAATTACTTAATGAATCTGATATAGATTCACTTACTAATACTAAAATGTATGGTCAAGGAGGAGGTATGACAGGTGCGGCGTGCAATACTTATAGCTGTGCAATACAACGTGAAGCAGGTGCAACAATACCAAAAGATTTTAGCTATAGACGAAGAGTTGATGGTAAAATGATACATTTAAAAGCTGGAGATCCTGTTCCAACACTACCTAGCAATGAAGACATGGACAACCTATATACAAAAATGGGCTATGAACACGTGCAGTTAAAAGATGCTAATCTGATACATGAACCTGGAGTGAATACTCAGTCTTATAACAATGAAATATTTGACGAATATGGGATGTATAGTAGTGTTGAAGAACAATTAAAAGGTCAAGAAGCAAAAGAAAAATATAAATCATCAATACGTGAGGTTGATAATATAAAAGGGGGTGATATATATAGATCAGGTTTTTTCCCTTCATTCATGAAAGACGGTAGTATGAAATCGCACACCACCCATTCTATGACAACCGGTGATCAAACTGGAAACTCAGGTTTTTTTGATTTTTATCAAAATTCAGGTTATATGGGTAGTGGATTAACAACAAAGAGAACTTCAAGACAAGATAAAGGAACATATTTAAGATATATTGGCAATACTAAAGATTTAAAAGAAAAACAAAAAACAACTTCTTTTATAGCTAATGCAACTCGTGGTAATCTTGTCAAACCATCAAAAATAAAACCTATGGATGGCGCTCAAATAACAGCTAGTACTACAGGGCTTAATTCATTGTTTAAAAAGTTAAAGAAAAAATAAATATGTAATTATAGTAATATGAAAAATATATTATTATTATTATTGTTAAGTTTAAATATTTACAGTCAAACAATTGAATCTTATTTTGAAATACCTAAAGATTATAAAAGAATAATTCAAAGTGATTATCATGATTGGATTATATCTAGAGAAATAAATACAAAAGATAAAGTAAAATATTTTGATGGTCAAACAATAGATGGTTTTGGAACAGACTATAAAGCTAAATTTGTTTATGATATAGGTAAAAGAAATCTTCATCAATGTGCAGATGCTGTTATATATAACAACGCTAGGTATTTTTTTGACACTAAACAATATAAAAAAATATCTTATACCTTTTCTCACAACACTAGAGTTTATTCATACGTTAAAGAATTTAATGTTTTTAATGAAAAAACATTTAAAAAATATATAACTATGGTTTGGGGTTATTGTGGAACTTGGTCTTTGCAAGAATATGATACGATTGAAGTAGATATAAAAGAAATGCAAGTGGGAGATATGTTTTTGATAGGTGGTTTTCCCGGGCATACAATGTCTATTGTAGATATCATAGAAAATAGTGAAGGAAATAAAAAATTTATGTTAGCACAAAGCTTTATGCCAGCTCAGGAGCAACATATATTATTAAACATAAATGATGTTTGGTTTGATTCTGTAAATGAAATACCATGGAATTTTACAGCTAAAGATTTAAGAAGATTTAAACATAAGTAAATGAAAAATATTTTATTAAAATTATTTGGCAAAGTAGGTGGAAGTATAGCAGAAAAAATTTCTGGTATTGTAGATAAGCACACTTTTTCTAAAGTTGAAAGAGCACAGTTTGAAAAAGAAATGAGTGAGGTATTTATTAAAGCTGAAGCTGAAATACAAGAAAATATTACGGAAAGATGGAAAGTAGATTTACAGCATGGTAATTGGCTAACTCGCTCGGTAAGACCTTTAGTGTTAATATTTTTAATTGTTAGCACTATATTAATGGTTTTTATAGATTCTGGATCAATACAATTTAACGTTGAAGAAAAGTGGACAGACTTGCTTCAATTAACATTACTTACTGTTATCGGAGCTTATTTTGGCGGACGAAGCATTGAAAAAATAAAAAAAAACAAATAAATAATTAGATATGGGAAATTTTCCAACAAATGATGGGTATATAACTAGAGCACAAGCATACGCACCAACAAATACAATCAGTGCGCCCTCGGCCTGGGAGTTTGAAAATCAAACTGGAACCTTAGGTACTAACCTAACTAGTTCTGTTGTTTACGTAGGTACAGCAGGAAATGTTAGAGCTATACTACCCGGTGTAATGGGTCCAGAAGGAGTTGTAGCAGCTTTAAGCTTAATAGGTGGTGGAAGTGGTTATATTGCAGGAGCAGCAACTACAACAGTGGTTAGCACAGTACCTGCATCTAACGGATCAGGCTTAACACTAACTTTAACGGTTCCTGTACCAACTACAAACACATTAGTTCCAGGAACTGGATATAGTGTAGCTGCTTTTACAGTTGTACAAGGCGGAGGATTATCCGGAACTATTGATAGTGTAGATGGAGCTGGCGCAATACAAACATTTACTATAACAGACGGTGGAGTTGGATATTCTGCTGGAGACGTATTAACTATAGCGCAAGGTGGTAGCGATGGCAATGGATCTATAACACTAGTAACAGCACCAAATGGAGCAGTAACTGCAGCCACAATTAATGCTGGAGGAACTGGTTATGCAGTTGGTGATATTATTACAGCTGTTCAAGCTGGTAGCTCAACATCAGCTACTTTTTCAGTAACTAGAGTATCAGACGCTTTACCAGGCGTAGCAGAAGCAATAGATTTTAAAAATGTTCCACAAGGATCAATATTACCTGTTGTTGTTGATTATCTTTTGGTAGCACCAACAGCTGGAGCTGAAACAGTTGCAGGTAACTTAGTGATAGGTAAATAATTAATAAATAGGTGACTATATAAGTAAGAACAAATAAATAATAAGTTAACAATCAAATTAAATTAAAATGGCAGAACAAAAAGCAAAAATAACTGAAGAACAGTTAAAAGAAATTAGAGAAACACAAGGAAAACTAAATCAAATTTTAAATCAAATAGGTGTTTTAGAAATTCAAAAAAGTGGTCTTAAAATAGATTTTACAGAAGCAAATAAACAAAGTGAAGAATCTAAAAAGAAATTAGAAGAAGAATACGGGCCTATAAATATAGATCTTCAAACAGGAGAATACACTATTGTAGAACAAAAAGAAGAAGAGGTTAAGTCTGAATAAATGCAATCAGTTATAAGAAAGATTAGCATTGGCTCTGATTATAAAAATGATGCTATGCATTATTCTGTAGGCCAACCGGTTTATGGAGGACATGAAATAGCATATATTTTATTAGATGAAGACGATAAATCTTATAATATCTATATTAAAAAAAACAACGAAGTATTGCCATGGAAAAAGTTTAATCCTAACATGGCAGTATCCGTTGAATATGATTTAGAATATTAATGAAAGGCGTTTATAATTTTCTTATAGAACCAGTAGGAAAAATTTACGATAATTCAATTAAAGTTGATAACAAAGAACTTGTATTGAACACTCGTATAGAAAAATTTAAGTTTGTAAATAATAAAGCAAAAGTTATTTCTATACCTTTAGCTTTTAAAACGCCTATACAAGTAGGTGATGAAATAATTGTTCATCACAATATTTTTAGAAGGTATTATGATTTAAAAGGAAAAGAAAAAAATAGTAGTAAATTTTTTAAAGATAATTTATATTTTTGTCAAGTAGATCAAATTTATTTATACAAAAGAAACAATGAATGGAAGTCTTTTAATGATCGTTGTTTTGTTATGCCTTTGAAAAACAATAATGAATTAGAACTTGAAGAAGAGCAAAAGCTTGTTGGTATACTAAAATATGGCAATAGTTCATTAGATGCGCTAAGAATAACCAAGGGAGATATGGTTGGCTTTACACCCAACAGTGAATTTGAATTTATCGTTAATAACGATAGATTATATTGTATGAAATCAAATGATATTGTTATAAAGTATGAACAGCAAAAAAACCAAACTGAATATAATCCAAGCTGGGCAAAGAGCAGTTGAAGAGTTAATTAAGGTTGCTAAAGAACCTATTGTAGATTCAGGTGATGATATATCTGCAGATCGTTTAAAAAACGCAGCAGCAACAAAAAAATTAGCTATATTTGACGCTTTTGAAATACTTAACCGTATTGAAGAAGAAAAAGATATAATAGAAGATAAACCATTAAATAGCAAAGAAAAAGCTTTTCAAGGATTTGCTGAAGGAAGATCTAAGTAATGTATAATCAAACTTTATCTAAGGTTTTAACTAACGAAATAAAACCTCACATACTTAATAGAAAGAATAAAAAAAAGCAATGGGTATATGGCTATAACAAAGAACATGATATTATTGTTATTAGTAAAACAGGTAGAATTAGTGAAGTAATTGAAATTCAAAACCTAAAAATAGGTTTACCTTTGCTAGAAGAAAAATTAGACAAAACTTATAAACAATGGAATCGTGAAGAGCTTCCAAAACAATTAAGTAAAATAAAAAGTGTTTTTGAATGGAATAATTATCAACAACATTTTAAAGATAAATGGTACGATTATATAGATGGAGAGTTTAAAAAAAGAGATGAAGGTTACTGGTTTTATAATAAAGATAAACCTATTTATATTACTGGTTCTCATTACATGTACTTGCAGTGGTCCAAGATTGATGTTGGGGCACCAGATTTTAGGGAGTCAAACAGATTATTCTTTATATTCTGGGAAGCTTGCAAGGCCGACACAAGATGTTATGGCATATGCTATCTCAAAAACAGACGGTCTGGTTTTTCATTCATGGCATCAGGAGAACTTGTTAATCAAGCAACAATATCCAGTGACGCAAGATATGGTATTTTGTCTAAGTCAGGGGCTGATGCTAAAAAAATGTTTACCGACAAAGTTGTTCCTATCTCCGTTAACTATCCGTTCTTTTTCAAACCCATACAAGATGGTATGGACCGTCCAAAAACAGAGCTTGCATACAGAGTTCCTGCATCAAAACTAACAAGAAAAAAACTTGATTTAGGTCAATCTATAGAAGAGCTTGAAGGTCTTGATACAACTATTGACTGGAAAAACACAGGTGATAACTCTTATGATGGTGAAAAATTAAAAATTTTAGCTCATGATGAATCTGGAAAATGGGAGAGACCAGATAATATATTAAACAACTGGAGAGTTACTAAAACAACATTACGATTAGGTTCTAGAATTGTAGGTAAATGTATGATGGGTTCAACATCAAATGCTTTAGATAAAGGTGGCGCTAATTTTAAAAAATTATATGATAGCTCAAACGTTACAAAAAGAAACCGCAATGGACAGACTAGCTCGGGACTATATAGTTTGTTCATACCTATGGAATGGAACTACGAAGGATTCATCGATTCTTACGGCATACCTGTATTTGAAACACCCAAAAAGCCTGTCAAAAGCGTTGACGGTTTAGACATTGAGATAGGTGTAATAAGTCACTGGGAAAATGAAGTAGAAGGTTTAAAAAATGATCAAGATAGTTTAAATGAGTATTATCGTCAATTTCCACGTACAGAAAAACATGCATTTAGAGACGAAACAAAACAATCTTTATTTAATCTAACTAAGATTTACGATCAAATAGATCATAACGAAGATTTTGATAATTCAAAATTAATCACTAAAGGAAGTTTTAGCTGGAGAAATGGTATTAAAGATACTGCTGTAGAATTTCATCCTAACAACAGTGGTAGATTTTTAATCACATGGGTTCCACAAATTCGTTCACAAAATAGAATTATAATTAAAAACGGTATAAAGTATCCAGCCAATGAACACATGGGAGCTTTTGGTTGTGATCCTTATGATATTTCAGGAACAGTAGACAGGAAAGGATCTAATGGATCTCTACATGGTTTAACTAAGTTTTCAATGGATGATGCTCCAATTAACCATTTTTTTTTAGAATATATAGCTAGACCACAAACTGCTGAAATATTTTTTGAAGATGTACTTATGGCTTGCGTGTTTTATGGCATGCCAATACTTGCTGAAAACAATAAACCAAGACTTTTATATCATTTTAAAAGAAGAGGATACAGAGGTTTTGCAATGAACAGACCAGACAAAGTTTATACCAAATTATCTATTACTGAAAAAGAAATAGGTGGCATACCTAATTCAAGTGAAGACATAAAGCAATCTCATGCTTCTGCTATAGAATCATACATAGAAGATTTTGTAGGTTCAAAAGAAACATCATATGGAGACATATATTTTCAAAGAACATTAGAAGATTGGGCAAGTTTTAATATAAACAATAGAACATCTCACGATGCCTCTATTAGTTCCGGACTAGCTTTAATGGCGTGTAACAAAAATAGATACGCACCTGTTTTTAAAATTAAAAAAGAAGTTTTTCCACTAGGATTTAAGAAATATAATAACAAAGGAAACTTATCACAAATAACAAAATAAATGGTTTATACTAATGTAAATAGCTCTTTCCCAAGCCAGGTAGTACCTGATGCAGAGAAAAGTACCTTAGAATATGGAAAATTAGTAGGTAAAGCTATAGAAAACGAATGGTTTAGAGGTGATAGAGGAGTAGGCTATGATAGTAGATTCAGTAGTAACTGGAGAGCTTTTCATGATCTAAAGCTTTATGCTAGAGGAGAACAATCCGTAGAAAAATATAAAAATGAATTAGCTATCAATGGTGATTTATCTTATTTGAATTTAGACTGGCAGCCAGTAGCTGTGTTATCCAAGTTTGTTGATATTGTAGTAAATGGTATGACCGAAAGAGGTTATAAAATAAATTCATTTGCTTCAGATCCATTTGCTGTAAAACAAAGAACTGATTTTGCTTTTAATGCTCTTAGAGATATAGAGAATCAAAAAATGATTGAACAGCTTAATCAAGCTACGGGTAAAAACTTTTTTGCTTCAGCAGAACCAGAAAACTTACCTAAAAATAAAGAAGAATTAGATTTATTCTTACAACTTAGTTATAAACAATCAATTGAAATTGCTGAAGAAGAAGTAATAAATAATGTATTAAACTATAATAAATACGATGAGATCAAAAAGCAATTAGCTTACGATCTTACTGTTATTGGTATATCCGCTACTAAAACAAACTTTAATTTAGCAAACGGAGTAACTGTTGACTATGTAGATCCAGCTAATTTAGTATATTCTTATACAGACGATCCTAATTTTGAGGATATATATTATGTTGGTGAAGTTAAAAGTATTACTTTAGAGGAACTTAAAAAACAATTTCCTTATTTAAGTGATCAAGATTTAAAAGAAATAGAAAAATATCCTGGTAATTCTAATTACTCTAGAAATTTTTGGGGACAAGAAGATCAATACAATACAATACAGGTTTTATACTTTGAATACAAAACTTATAATAATCAAGTTTTTAAAATCAAACAAACAGACCAAGGTTTAATGAAAGCTTTAGAAAAGCCAGATACTTTTGATCCTCCAGAGAATGATAATTTTGAAAGAGTGGCCAGAAGTATTGAAGTTTTATATAGTGGAGCTAAAATACTAGGTCATGATAAAATGCTACAATGGAAGTTAGCGGAAAACATGACTAGACCTTATAGCGATCAAACAAAGGTAGAAATGAATTACTCTATATGTGCACCAAGAATGTACAAAGGTAGGATAGATTCTTTAGTAAGTAAATGTATTGGATTTGCTGACATGATTCAGTTAACTCACTTGAAAATACAACAAGTCTTGTCTCGTATGGTACCAGATGGTGTTTACGTAGATGTTGATGGTTTAGCTGAAGTTGATTTAGGTAATGGAACAAATTATAATCCACAAGAAGCATTGAACATGTATTTCCAAACTGGTAGTATAGTTGGTAGATCTTTAACACAAGATGGCGATCCTAATATGGGTAAAGTACCTATTCAAGAGTTACAAAGTTCTTCTGGTAACGCTAAGATACAAACTCTTATTCAAACTTATCAGTATTACTTGCAGATGATAAGAGATGTAACTGGTCTTAATGAAGCTAGGGATGGTTCTAAGCCAGAGAGAGACGCTTTAGTAGGATTACAAAAAATGGCAGCTAATGCTTCAAATACAGCCACTAAACATATACTACAAGCTTTAATGTATTTAACAGTTCGTACTTGTGAAAATATAAGTTTACGTGTAGCAGATATGTTAAATTTTCCTCTTACTAAAAATGCATTAATGAATTCAATAAATTCTTTTAACGTTTTTACATTAGAAGAATTAGACAAGTTAACACTTCATGAGTTTGGTATATTTTTAGAACTAGAACCTGAAGAAGAAGAAAAAGCTATTTTAGAACAAAACATTCAAATAGCTTTAAAAACACAAGCTATAGGATTAGAAGATGCTATTGAAATTAGAGAGATACAAAATTTAAAACTAGCTAATCAGTCTTTAAAATACAAACAAAAAATAAAAGCTGAAAAAGATAGAGCTATTCAATTAGAGAATATACAAGCTCAAGCTCAAGCAAATGCGCAGACAGCAGAAAAAGCTGCAATGGCGGAGGTTCAAAAGCAACAAGCTTTAACTGAATCTCAAGTAAACATTGAACAAGCAAAATCACAGTTTGAAATACAAAGAATGCAAACAGAAGCTCAAATCAAAAAACAATTGATGGCTGAAGAGTTTCAATACAGCATGCAACTAGAGCAAGCTAAAATAGGTGCTACTCAACAAAAAGAGCGTCAAATAGAAGATCGAAAAGATCTAAGAACAAAAATACAAGCTACGCAGCAATCAGAAATGATTAGTCAAAGACAAAAT